ACAGAAAGAGTTGGAAAACCTGATAGTAGAGCATATATTCAAAATTTAATAGATACTAATGGAATTGCTGAATTGCCTGAAGGCGTTTACTATATAAGTTCTACTCTAACAATTATTGCAGATAGAGAACATGGGATTATAGGAAAAGGTACAGGTAAAACTGTAATATGCGGACTGACCGATAATTTTCCCTTAATATCATTAACTCCAGGAGGTGTGGATGGTAATATAGTACTATCTTATTTAACATTACAAGGCGGTAATACCGGTTTTTATGTCTCGACTGATTATGGTGGGATTAACCTTTCATATCAGTATATGAAATTTGTGGTATTTAGAAACCAAGTTAGCGCAATACATTTAAAAAGAACAGGCGGTTTTGATAACAACTTTCTTGAAAATATATCATTTATCAATTGTAATACTGGACTTTATAAAGAACCTACCCCAGGTACTAGCAATGAAGGCGATTCAGCGTATATTGATAAGAGCATGTTCTACAAAAGTCAATTTATAAATTGTGACACTAGTTTTTCTATGTTAGCAACTAGACCAGACAATTTAAATGCTTGGGTAGATTGCAAATTTGATGGGGGTCAAATAGCACTAGATTTAAATAATCAAAATACCCCAATTATTGCAAATTGTGATATTACAAATTACACCGGAAACCACGTTATCAGTAGCAATACAGTGTCCTTGTACAACACTAAGTTTTATAATAACAATTCTACAACGACATTTAAAATTATTAAAATAAACATGGAAGGCTGTGAGATGTTAGATGATGATATAGTGTTTGCACCAGTTCAATACAACTCACTCAATCATCATATTTTAAATTCAACAATTACTGGTGACGTACTTGCCACTATCCCTGTTAATCAAGGATATTATCCACAGTCAGCTGTGTTTTGTAATAGTGTATTGTTATCCAATTTATCGTTGAGTAAATTATTAGTAAATGTTAAATCAGGTGTACCAACAGTAATTATAGACGAAACCCCTACACCATACCCTCAACTATTAGTAACATCACCAACCATATATAGTTTTAATCTGTCCCAATGTTGTGATAGTTGTGAAGCAACAGCATATTCACTTTCCCCTTCAATAGTGGTTGGAACTATTTTATATGATAATTCAGGGTTAACTACAAGATTTACAAGTGTTTGTACTGAACTCAGAACAGGAACCTGTCTTCTTTTTGGAAATGATGGAAGTTATAGTTCTGATGGGTTTACATTAGACGGTTCAGGTGTGGTTACATCTATAAACCAATTTGTAAACTGTCAATAATTAATAGTTGTAGCCTATTTATATGTTGATTCATTTATAACAAAATAGAAATAAAATGGACTATTTATATAAATGAAAATATATTTAAATTTAGAACATGGAAAACAATCAAAACAATGACTTAACTGTTTGGCAAAGATTATCCAGAGCTTTTGGTCCAAACGCTCTATTAAATCAAGATTACCCAACATATAAGTTAGATAAGAAAGAATTATTAAAAACTACCTCTCAAGCCGAATATGAGCGCGAAAAACTTCAGGCTCAACAAACATATTATTTAGCTAATCAGTGGACAAAGATAGAGAGTAATTTATATACTCAAGCGGTTTATTATGAACCAACTCGTTTAGCTTCATTTTATGATTACGAAAGTATGGAATATACTCCGGAAATTTCTGCCGCCTTAGACATTTATGGTGAAGAATCAACCACAGTTGACCAAAATGGTCATATGTTACAAATTTATTCTGAATCAAAAAGGATAAAAGGGATTATTTCAGATTTATTTAATAATGTATTAGACCTTAACACCAATTTACCAATGTGGACAAGAAACACTTGTAAATATGGTGATAATTTTGTGTATTTAAAACTTGACGCGGAAAAAGGTATTGTTGGTTGTATGCAATTACCAAATATAGAAATTGAAAGACTAGAAAGAGGTATGGCGGCAAAATCAGCAAATGTTGATGAACCCGCTGAAAACAAAGGGTTACGATTTAAGTGGAAAGCTAAAGATATGGAGTTTAATGCTTGGGAAGTCGCTCATTTTAGATTATTGGGTGATGACCGAAAACTTCCTTATGGCACTTCTATGTTAGAGAAAGCCAGACGTATATGGAAACAATTATTGTTATCGGAAGATGCTATGTTAATATATAGAACATCCAGAGCTCCTGAAAGAAGAGTTTTTAAAGTGTTTGTTGGTAATATGGATGATAAAGATGTTGAACCATACGTACAAAGAGTTGCTAATAAATTTAAAAGAGACCAAGTTGTTGATTCTAAAACCGGAAACGTGGATATGAGATTTAATCAAATGGCGGTTGACCAAGATTATTTTATTCCTGTTCGTGACCCAGCGGCAGCATCTCCAATAGAAACATTACCCGGAGCTCAAAATTTATCAGAAATTGCTGATATTGAATATATTCAAAAGAAATTACTAACCGCTCTTAGAGTTCCTAAAGCCTTTTTAGGATTTGAAGAAACTGTTGGTGATGGTAAAAATTTATCATTACAGGATATTCGTTTTGCAAGAACAATTAATAGAATACAAAAATGTATGATTGCCGAATTAAATAAAATCGCAATTGTTCATTTATTTTTATTAGGTTTTGAGGATGAATTATCCAACTTTAGATTAAGTTTAACTAATCCATCGACTCAAGCTGATTTATTAAAAATTGATGTTTGGAAAGAAAAAATATTATTGTATAAAGACGCTGTAACAGCGATAGAAGGTATTGCTCCTGTATCGGTTACTTGGGCTAAAAAACACGTATTAGGATTCTCTGATGATGAAATTAAATTAGATTTACAACAACAAAGAATAGAAAAGGCGGTTGGAGCTGAATTAACAAATACAGCAACAATAATATCTCATACAGGTATATTTGACAATATTGATAAGTTATATGGTAGTAAATCAGGAACAACCCAATCAGTTGAAGCTCCCGCTCCAGCTCCACCGGGTGGTGGAGGTAGTTTTGGTGGAGGTAGTTTTGGAGATGAATCTGAATTAGGTGGTGAAGAACTTCCACCAGCACCTGAATTAGGTGGGGAAGCAGAAATAACCCCGGAATCGTTTAATAGAAAAGAAAATTGGAATATTTTATTAGAAAGTGGTAGTATGACTGATGATGATTCTTATATAGATTTATCTAAATCTAAAAATTCTTTAGGAGATATTGAGGATGAATTGAATAAACTTCTAAATGATTGATATTTATAATAAAAAAAGAAAAATGACAAAATTTGGTATATTAAAATCTAAAATAGAAAATGCGTTATTAGAATCATATAATAGCGGAACATTTAAACAAGAAATAAAAAATTTTAAAAAATTGGTGTTAGAAAATAAAAACATCAGTAAAATTTTCTATATGTACGACGAATTAAATTCTCCAAAAGCATTGTCAGAATCATTGGTGAATGATTATATTAACGAATGTGTTACTATATATGAAAATACTGTGAATAAAATATCTACATCCGAGATTAAAAGTTTAAATGAATGGGTTAAAGATTCTAAAACAAATGACTCATACGACAATATTGATAAATTATTTTCAAGAGATGTTTTAACAATTGAATCAAGAATTAAAAGTAAAAAAATTATTGCGGAAAATTTAATAAAAATACCTATTACTAAAACCGAAAATGTTAACATACCTTTAAAAGCGATGGTTAGTATTGCAAATCAAACAATTAGTAATTATATTGAATCTCTAAACGAATCAGACAAAGATGAGTTGTTTAAATTATTATCTGAGGATGATAGTTCCCTTAACGAAGATTTTAATGTGATTAAAGAAAGTGTTGTAAATAAATTAACTAAAATGAAATCTACATCCGAAGATAGTTCAGTTAATAGCAGAATAAATGACACCCTATCTAAAGTGATATCTGAGAAATACAACAAACTAACTTATTTTAAACTTAAAAGTTTAAACGAAACTCTTTAATCGTTATTTGAGTTAAACTTCTTTTGGACATATTTTGCCTTAGAAATTTTTGCTCTATCAATAACTGATTGTTTAACAAATTCTTTTCTTTTAACAAGTTGAGAACTTTGTCTGGTTTTTATTATTTTACTTTTATAAAGTTTTAAAGCCTTCTCAATCGGAGTGTTTTTATCTAATTTAACTATTAACATATACTACATATATC